TTTTGGGGAATGTAATTTTTAGAGTATTAGTAAGGTTCACCCATGTATTTGTTGCCTCAAATTCATGCACGAAGTCAAAGTGAAACGTTTTGTTTCTCGTTAAATCCCCTTTATTTGGTCGCTGCTGAAACTTAACAAGGGTATAGCATCTAAACATGTAACTCTTTGCCATATCATTGCGCCGGTTGTGTAATTTTCAATTCAACAGGTGTATCACTTACCGCCTTAACTGTAAACATCTGATATGAATAACCGCCCTGCACCTGGGGGAAGCTGTAAGATTCAATTACAATATGCGAGATGCCTAAATTCTCCAACCACCACGCAGTTATTTCTTTCGCTACCGGTGCATCGAGCCACCTTTGAAACTTCTTAACCTGCTCACGCGGATATACACCATTTTTGCCCGTTATGTAGCCGTTTATGACTATATCCGCATCGCCCTGCCCAATATACTCCTTAACTGTTCCATCGCGCCCCTGTATCTCTGTTTTGATTACTTTGATAGGCTGGTCAACTGTTATCAATACGCTTTCGAAGTTCATATAAAATGCCGCGCCGATACCGATTTGATTGCCCGCCGTTGATTGCGTTGCACCGCCGCTACGATACATATCGTTTTCAAGATTAACCTTCCGCCCCGTAATGTTGTCAATGTATGAACAACCCAATATTGTAAGGTCGGTGTAAATTGGTGTGCCTAAACTGCCAATGCCGATAGGTTCATCTTTTGGCTGTGTGTTGCTTGCTGCTAATTCAACTGAGCCATCATAGGGGTTATTCTTTGGCGCCAGCCGCTTTGCGTTGATGATTTGCACAGTTAGAACACCGGCAAATAAAGCCAGCTTCTCAACCGGTGCCGTTAATTCATTTGGTAATCCTATGTGAAATTTATCTGCCATTATAAATGCCCTCCCGTTCTCATTATTGCATCATTGCCAGCCTGTAAAAGTGTGTTGGCCACCAGCTCTTTAATCTTTGCCGCGCTTTCGCCTACTGTGGTGCTGTTTACGCTGAAATGGTCTATCATTTTATTGATATTCATCGTAACGGTTATACTGTGCGCCCCTTTGGCTTTGTCGGGTGCAATGTCGGCTATTGCGCCCGCCGCCCCAGCCTTACCCTCTTTGCCTGTTGCAACTACCTTTTTCTTATCCCAAGCCTCCTTATTTAAATTTGCCAAGGTGCTTGTATATGCGTTATTCCCAGCAATGGCTGCTTTTGTAAATCCTTCTTCGGCGGCTGAAATAATACCGCCAAAATCGCCACCAACTTTATTCCACTTACCTGTTAATATATCTTCAAGTATATGAAAGAAACCCATTGCCATATGCCCTAATGTTTCAAAAACTCCACCCACAAAAGCACCAACCCCAGCCATCATTGCCTGAAATCTAAATGAATGTTCATACAACGCAACAAGCAAGCCAATAACAACGGACGCGCCTAACGTAATCGCCCCCCACATGACCGTAGCAGATATGCCCACGTATTCAAATGCTCCAGCCAAACCAAATACTGCTATTGATTGCACAAATGTAGCTGCCGATGCTAACGCTGATTTGATTGCGATAGCTGCCAAATAGCCCTCATATAAAGCAAATACGCCCAATGTAAGAGATACTGCAACCTTTACCCCATCCAATGCGGCTTTATTTTCTCTTAGCCAGTGAATAAATGTTTTAACAGATTCCGCCCCATCCTTAAAACCCTTGGATATGTCGGTCAGTATTGGCTTTAATGTAGTAAGTATTTCCAATCCTATTTCGCCGATGGTTTTTTGAGCCGCGCCCATGTCCTTGTTGAATTGCGCTAATGGGTCGGCGTTAAACGCTTCTTCTGCTGCGTTCTTTACTTTGCCTTCTACTATTGCCAATAATTCAAGTCTTGCTTGCGCCTCATGCCCATTTTTTGCAAGGTCTTGTAAATGCTCCTGCACTGATGGATCAATCTTTAACTGCTTACCCAAACTACGCAACATTTCAGGTGCATTAATAGCTTTTGCAAGCATATTACCGGCGGCGCCAATATCCATAGTTAATTTAGTAGCTAAATCAGCACTAACCTTTGTAATTCTTTGCATTTCTTCCTCGCCAATACTACCAACTAAGCCCAATTGAGATTGTAATTTAACGATGTCGGCAGTGGAATAAAGAACGCCTTTTGATAATTCCTTTGCCCCGTTTACCATCTTCTCAAATGCTTCCTCAGAATACGTGCCCATATTCTCCATAGTGTTCTGCAATGCAACTTCGGCGGTGTGTAGTTCATGCGCCTTTTCAATGCCGCCTTTAAAGAACTCAATGCCCTCAAATATCGCAAAGCCGATACCAAGCGCGCCTAATGTTTTTTCGACCATGCCCATAGTCGTTTCTAATTGCTCCGCAGCCTCGTCAGCTTCGTGCAATTTAGCCGTTAGCATGTCCTTTAAACTAAGGGTATATTCAACTTTACCATCACTCATTCCACTGTCCTGTTTTTTGTAGTGCGTATCTTAATCGTCCGATATATGTTGCCAATTGTTCATCTGTTAAGCTATCCGGGTCAACTTTGAAGTGATATTGAACCAATGCTTCCCACTGCGTAACATCATCGCTTTCCTCAGTTATAACCGCGTCAACTATTTTTTTTTAAACATATTCACCGCCAGCTTGATACTTTCATAGGCCGCCAATGATGCACCCATGTAAAAATTATCATTCTTCGGTTCATCTGAATATATACGCGGGTCTGATTCTTCTTTTATCATGTAAGCATCAACAATATCGGATGCTGCTGTAAATGGTTGCGTTAAACCCTTATCCATCACACGCATCTTAACAGTCCGTGGCGGTTCTTTGAAATATCCGACAAGTATCTCGCCGGTTTCGGGAACACCGAAAACTAACGGGTGAACCTTACATGAAAATCTTTGTTCTAATTCAGCAACTTTTGCGCTTGCTGCTTCGCGGGTGGCTTCTAATTTTGCGTTATCTATCATGTTTACAAAAGTAACATTTTTTTAAATAAAAAGAGGCGGTAAAATACCGCCCCCTATAACCCAAACTAATACCACCCAAGTATTAATATTTATGCTCGATACTGCCGATAATCAAAGGCAGGTCAATCATTACTTTTGTATCTCCCTGTCCAATGGTAAACGGGTCTTCCAAGAACTCACATGCGTGAAGCACGTCTAAACTTGTTGCAACCCTGGTGCCGCTAAACGATACCTGTATGTCGAAGAAATCAATAGCCAACGGATCACGGTTAACTGATGCTGCAATGATAGCGTTCCACTCGTCTTTATAAAGTGTAATCTTCCCTTCATATTCAACATTGCCGTAACCACGCGATACGGGTTCTGTTCCCATACCGTAGTGATTTTCTTTCTTCTGTTTCTTTTTGTATTCGATTTTGGTAATGCCTACAACCGGAACACCAAACAAAACAAGTTTGATGTTAGCCCAACTGTAATTCACTCCATTTATTAAAGGTGTATTTGCCATTGTCTTAACTTATTGAGGTTACAAATCCAATATTTACCTGTATGTTATTCGCAACTCCCACCGGCAACAACTGAACGGCTACAATCAATAAACCTGTTGACAATACATTTTGAGTAGGGTCAATGGTTACTTTGAAAGATGACAATTCAGCATCGCGCTTCATCTGCGTTAAATTAACTTCAGCCAGTGAAGTAAAGTAAGCAACTGAAGTATCAGTCAATGTGCCATCGCTGTTTAATACGATAGGTGAACCTAAAGCCGGTAACAGGCCAGCATACACACCGCGAATAGCTTTGTCAATGGTTCTGTTTCCTTCGATTTTAGCATAATCAGATGTGCTTGCAACGGCTGTATAGCTGTTGTTGAAATAGCTGCCCGCCTGACCTACATACTTAATCAAGAAGATATAACGCAGCCCATCCAAAGTTTGCAATGTGCTTTGTGAAAGTGCGCTTAACAGTTGACCGTTACCAAATGCCGGGGTATCACACTCGGTGCCGTTGCTGATATTAAACTTAGCCACCCACTCAATCGAATCGCTTACAGAGGCCAAAGATACCGCACCAAGTGCCGCGCCTAACGTTGTAATGGAATAGCCAAATGTTGAAAATAAGAACGCGCCATGATTTGCACCGTCCTGGCTGATTACCGCACTCGCCTTATATGCTGTTAGCGTATTCAGGTCGGTTAACGTGGTTAAATCGGAGGTGGTTGATAGATCGGCTGCGTATAGTGCGGAACATGGCTGATGATTGGCATCTAAGTTGTTCACTATCTCTGCATGGATAGCGGTTAAATCGCCGGTAGTGAAAGCATGGCATTGTCCACCATCTAACCATATACCAAATTGGCGAATCTTACCGGTTGCATAGGTTTGCATCAAAGTTAACTCGCTGAAATCGTAAGCCGAATTAACAGCGAAGAAACCAACAAATAAACGGCCTTGAGGCTGTATGCGGAAAAATTCAGAGATATGATAATGCCAAACAGCTTGTAGTGATTGTGTGCCGGTTGTAGCCGATGCAGGTTGCGTTAATGTTCCCGCAATGGTTCCCACTTTGGTAACTACTACCGGAGTAGAACCGACAATCGTGTTTGTTCCGTTTGGTGCTGTTCCCTGTGATTTAGGGAAGATGATCGTAAGCGTTCCCGTTGCTGCGGTTGCGCTGAATCCGTGGCTGTATGTGCCTGAGTTAATGAATACAGCAAGTGCGGCGGCGGCAGTAGTTGTAGAAACCACATCGGCAGTAACCAATGTATATGTTCCCAGGTTAACCGTAACCAATCCGATTGACTGTATATTGTTAGTTGTGACTATATCTACCGTTTTGCAGCTAATTTGAACCGTGTTACCGGCTGCGCCTGCGGCAGATATAGCGTAAGTTGCTTTGGCTGCGGTTGCATCGCTGTAATCGTTCTTAATGCCTAAATTTTCAGCATCAGCAACGGAGCCAATAGACTTTATGCGGGCAGAAGTTGAATAACCGGAAGGTAAAGTTCCATTTGAGGTATATACACACAAACCAGAAATGAAATCTTCGCCGGTCAACGGACGGCCTAAACCGCCCTGCCCTTTTACGAATGTGATATTACCTAATGCCATTGTCTTTTTTCTTTTTTGGTTTTAGTTCGACTTCGCTCGCGGTTGTATTGGGGCGGTCAACCCTTACGCAATCTTTACGTTCAACTAAGTGGACTCCTCCATCTTCGTCAACCCATACAGTCTGCACATGTTGTAAACCGCCCCAAATAACGCTCGCAAATTCTTCGTGAATGGTCATTTTGTTAGTCTTGACTTCTACCTACTTCACACCATTTTACACCGTCAAATACAAATTTAATTGTAGACCTGCGGGATGCTGTTGGGTAAAATGTGCCGCCGGTGGTGGTTACTGCCGGTGCCCAATTTGGCCCAGCCCATTTAATTGCTTTACCGGTTGAAGTATTGGTAACTAAGAATACGATTTCATCTCCGCAATAGCTGTTTTTCACTGAGGTAACGTTATAAGAAACGCTATCCAAAAGTGAATCTACTGCGATAGTAGTATGGTATTGAATCGGAACCAACTTAACGGTATCGGTTCCCACTGCATCCTGACCTGAAAGAATGTAAGCACCGGTTAACACACGGTATGAATTATCCTGCCCCGGCAAATTGCCGGTGCGGGGGATTGAAGATTGCGCGTTTACTGCTATGGCAAACGTTGCTAATAGTATGGCGAAAATTATTTTTCTCATTGCTTCTAAAATTTAAGCGGTTAATGTTGAATAAAGAACAAACTGATCAGGGAAACCGATTTGGGTATCCATTTTGAAAAGTCCTTTTACGAAGAACAATTCAGAGTTGTTTTGCAATCTCATTAATTGCAATTGGTTGTCCTCTGTTGAGTTGATACCTAACCAGGTATTTGAATCAACATCGGGCTTCTGAATGGCCAAGTAAAAAGTATTCTCAGGCATACCGGCAACCATTTCGATCTCATAACCTCTGAATTGGTCATAGGCTTTTTCATCCGAACGGGTGTTTTTGTATGTGTCAGTTCTTAGTGCCTCAGCGTATTTCTGTGCATCAGCGTAAGAGATAACAAACTTCAACCCACCTTTACCGAAACGGCCTAACAACGCTTTAGGAACGATTGCAAGGGCAGCCGCGAATTTATCCCGGATATTCGATGCGGTAAGTGCTACCGGCGTAGCTACGGTCAATGTCGGATATGTTGGGTCGCTCGCTGCATCCAACAGTTTCTTAATCAAACCATCAAAATAGAAATAGTTTGCTGCGTCTGCTGTTTCTCCCTTAGTTGTAGGGTCAACATTTGAGCCATCCGGTGCGTATTGAATACGTGAACGGTGGATAGCGTTTTCGAAGAATTCATTAAGACGCTTCATTGTCTGAATCATCATGAAGTTCTCGGCAGTAACCGGCAATTCACGGCCTAACAGTTTAGGTTGTAACTGCTCAGCATAGAAGTGCTGTTCATAATCACGAGGGTTAAACTCGTAATACAACATCAAATCGTTCGGAGCCAACACACGGCCATCAACGTTAACCGTTCCCTGTGATGTTGGGGTGGCTGCACGTCTTTGTATGAAGTTGGTAACTTCGATTCTTGGAATAGTCTTTTTCTTTCTGATGCCATCTTCTACGTAGATGCAACCTTTTTCGATTGTGTCAGCACCGACAACCGCACGAGTTATCATGTAACTTGCGGCAGGGCCTGACCAGCTGGTGTCTTGTATGTTTAATGCTTCTGACATTGCTTTATGGTTTTACTTTTTGTTTACTAATTATTTACCGGCGTATTTGTTTCTCAAATCAGCCATTGCGGTTGCGGCTACGTTGGTCAGCTTCATTTCGTTAGAAACGGCAGAAACTTCAATCTTTGTAGCGGTTCTGTTAACCGGTAACGCTTCAATCAGATTCTTAACCTTTTCTTTGCCGATAGTTTTGAAGGTATCGACCCAGGTATTAACCGAATCAGCTTTAATGCGGCCCGATTCAACAAACTTATTCAGCATGTTTTTACAGTCTTCTTCTTCTGCTTCGGCTTTGATTTTGTTCTTTTCTTCTTCTTCTGCTTTAGCCTTATCTTCCATCTTGGCAAACTTTTCTTTCAGTTCGTCAAGTTCGGCTTTGTGCTTTTCCTTTAATTTTTTTACCTCTTCTTCAAGTTTGGCCCCTTTGTCTTCGGCTTCCGCTTTTTTGTTAACGATGTCGGTAATGGCTGAAAGGATTAAATCCTCATTCGCGCCCTCAACTAAATTGAGTTTGTTTGTTACTTTATTCATTGTTTGTTTATTTAATGGAAATTTGATTTCAGATAATGCGCTGTTCATGGCTTTATTCCCAGCTAACCACATCGCGCGAACATCGCCCGTTAGGCGTTTCTTGTTGTAGTCCTTACTCTTTTCAATGGTATCACAAAACCCCGCCTCAAATGCTTCTGATGCACTTAGCCACGTTGTTTTTTTCATGATGGTAAGCACTTCATCCAAAGTTTTACCGGTGCGGTTAGATATCATGGTCGCAATGCTTTCTTTCATTGGTTCCAATTCCCTATCATTACCGCCATATGGGTCATGATACATTAGTATGCCATAATCAGCCATGAAACGCTCGCGCCCAGCCTGAAAGATTACAGCCGCTATTGAAGCAGCTATGCCAACGCAATAAGTATCAACTTTGGTCTTAGTCTTTAGGATAGCATTGTAAATGTTGTATCCGTCCATTACCACGCCGCCAGGGGAATTAATCCACACCTGTATACGCTTTTTGCCGAGGGTATCAAGGTAAAGTAGTTCTTCCTGAAAGGCCGAACCATCTACACCCTGACCTTCGTCAACGTCAAAACCGATATGCTTATTTAAAAGCATGATAGGTTCGTCTGCGTTAATGTCAATACAGTATGCCATTATATACAAAAGTATATAGGCGGTAAAAGGTGGGGTTAAAAGTGTGCCACTATATTAAACGGGCCAGCTTGCAAGGTCTTGAGGGTCTTTAGCCTTATTGAGTAGCTGCATTGTTTTTTGAGGCGGTATAGCGGCGAAGAACTTGTTTACAATATGGTTCAACATTTCACTATCGCCCATGCCCTCTACTTTTTGGTATGCGGTAAACAGGGCATTGTTTCGCGGTGTTAAATATCCAACCTTACGGCGGTCTTGGCTTGAACTCATGCTTATACTATTTGTCCGGTTAAACTTCCCGAAAAGCGAGTAATAGATGAACTGATTGTTCCGGTCACAAGGCCCATTAATACCTTTGTTGCATTGCTTGCGCCCGTAAAATTCACACTTCCCAAATTATCCGAATTACCTTGAGCAAATATAATGTTTGTTCCGCTAAATGAAGCCGCCCATTGATTGCTACCAGGCAAAACAAATGTTATTGCGGATGGGGTGCCCGAAATGGTTACCGATATGTCGAAAGTTAAATGAATCGTATTGCCAATAACGACCCAGTTAATATAGTTTGTGGTGCCCGATTGAGATACTGTGCCGCCGCCAACTGTGCCTAGAGATACGCCCGCATTGCCTACATTTTGCCATCCAGTGCCAACGGCTGCAATAGCTGCATTTCGGTTAGTTACTTCCGTTGCTATCGAACTATCAATCTTTGAATCTAATTGAAGCAGGTTTTTCATGAAGATACAATCCGCATAATTTGCCGCTTGCGATCCGGTTGTCGTTCCGGAAGATAATACCATTGTCACAATATCATGAATATTGCCAGTGGTGCCGTCTGTATAAGTAACGGGGTCGGCATTGGCAGTATATTGTGATGTGACAAAATTAAATACCGGAATATTTGAGCCTGATATGGTAAAGTTTGCAGCCGGAACAACATATACTATGCCTAAAAACATAACCGAACCTGCGGTAGTTATTACCGAACCTGTTGTTCCGTTCCCGTTCCATGTTCCTGAGTTAACGCACCCACCTAACACAATAGGGGCTGCGCCGCCAACATTTGACCCTGCCAATGCCCTTACAACCTCTTTTGTGTCTACCTTATGGCTATTTTGCAAAAAGTCAATCGTTCCTTTTTTAACGGGAAACTGTTTGGTATCTGTAATTGCCGATGTATCTAAATAGCTTGCCATCTTAATAATTTTTAATGTCGTAAAATAAGCCTACCGGTATAATTCTATCAACAAAGTTTCTAACATCTGATTCAAGTGCAGACGTTAATGGAAACTGAGCAACCGGCATGTAAATAGTAAAGTTGTTTAATAGCGCAAATGTTTGAGAATACCCGATTGTATCGCATTGCAACCAGTTAGCTGAATCTGTTGGGGTGTTGTTCCCGTTGGTTAGCGACATATACATGCGGCCCCTATAAGTTACAATGTTATATTTCGCGTAAGTGGTTACGATATTCCACGGGGCATACCCACCATCGCCGGTATCGTGTGCAGTTACATTGCTGCAATATGGAGCAGTTGCTCCCACTAAGAACCCGACAACGGACGGCGTATCATTCACGATGTAAATGTCAGAGTATAGCGTATGTGTTGAATCGGGCGTAGATGACCAACCTAATAAGCCTGGCTGCCGGTAATTGGTTAAAAAGTATTGATTCAGGGCAAATGTCAATACCGCCAACTGCCCGTTAAACTTTACCCTCGTTTCAACGCCGATAAATGACGGTAGATATACCGCCCAATTTGCAGACGGTGGTATGTCGCGGTTTCCGTCCACCTGCGATTCATACACCACCTGCTTATACATTACGAGCGCACCATTGAAATAGCCGGGGCCGCTGATTACAACCATCGGGTTAAATTGGCTGTAAGTATTCCCAACGCGGTAATCGAATAGGTATTTCTTTTTGAGATACACCACCGGAGCCATAAACGACTTTAGTAACCCGATTAACTTCGGATTGCGCTTATCGGGTGGGCTTAACTCAATCGCCTTGTTATTAAAATTTATGTCGTAAATACTCATTACTGAGGTATATAATTAAACGGTGTCGGAATAAGTGCCGAAGATACGGTTTCTAAAACAATATATCCAGCTGCGCTTGAATATTGACGCAACATTACCGCGCTGTTTTGTATCAATATCGTTCCCGCCGAGTTACTCATTGGGTCGGTCGGTGTCGGGCTGTCGGGTCTGCCTACAACGTTTTTCAACACAACGTCATTCACGCCCACCACGCTACGGATAACATTTTCAAGGTCGCTCATTTTTAACGAGCCATCGAAGTTTGTTTTTGATAGGGTTGCTAAATAGGTAGTAAGTGCGTTGTTAACGTTGGTAGATATTACCGCCGAATATTGACCCTGATAATAAATGTCGGCATTGATAAACAGCTTATCGGATGCAAGGCTGATGCAAGTGTAATTTATACCCGCATCGCCAATGATGTTGATATACGCCTGTGCCGCCTGTAATTGTGAAGAATCGAACGGGGCTAGTGAGCTGTTTTTTGCTAACTTAATCGCTACGTTATTAGCTGAGGTGGTATTGACGCTGCAAGCGGTTGTAATACATTTGGTAGTATCAATAACCGGATATTGCGGCACCGTATCAATTAGCTGCACGATTTGCGGATCAGTTGCATCGTATTGAAACGCGAACATTTTAGCCTGAATCCATAGTGCCGAAGCTGCCGCCGAGATTGCTACCGTTGCTTCGGTTTGCGCTGTAAATACGTCTAATGTCTGTTCAAAGATTGCGATTGCCGTAGCCACCACAAAAGCCAACGCCCTGAATATTGCCCGCGCGCTGTTATTCGTTGTTATTGGCTTAACCGTATTGTCAGCAGGGTCAGTGAATACCAAGTATGGATTCGCCGTCATGCTTGTTAAAATTTGCGCCTCAATTACCGCTACCGTTCTCGCCATTATAATATTGTTATGTCAGTTTCTAAAAGTGTGGGCGGCCCTGCTGTTGTCTGCCCCCTTGTTTCATCGCCCTTATCATCAATAAACGAGCAAATAAAGTCAATCGTGTAATGATAAACGTCAGTATGTGAATAGTCTTGATTCTCGGCCACTTTCATCAAATGGCTACATGCCGTTGGTTCAAAATAGGTCAAATTGCCTATCATTGCATCACGTAACCCAAATATTGATAAATTCTGCTCCATTGTTCCATCCCCAGCATCATATTCAACCTGCCCGATATGAACCCTAAATGTAATATCCGATTCAGTTATACCTAAAGCTAATTGGGTGTAATTATTGGGCATCAACACCTCTACAAATGCACATGGGAACGGTATAGATTCAATCTGCTGCGACTCAAGAAACTGCAATTGATTGTTCCACACACGCACCATTTTATAGGTCGTATCTGTGGCGATTTTAGCCATTAAAGAGGTGATTGCATCCTTTATACCGGCCATATTCTATCCATATTTTCCTTAATAATACGCATCTGAATGTCTTTTAACTCTGCCGTTTGCCCCATAAATTGACGCTTCGGCATTTTAAAGCCTGCCCCGCGCCCCGCTCTCAAACCCTCATTATGCACTTTCGCATATGGCAAATCTACCACTAATTTAATTAGGTTCCAATCTGCTTGAACCTTACTATCTTTTACCGCATGTTTTAATGAACTAACCCCTTTTCCTATTAATATCCCCCTGGTTCGCGCTGCCGGTGTGCCGTATTTGTATGCTTTCGTGCCTGATTGCCTACGTTTAACCTCCTGCCAACTATTACCGCCAAACCCCTGCTTATCCCAACTTGACAAAAAGTAATAAACAGATGCTTCCGCAATCTTAACCGGCACATTTATCTTTTGCTCTGCCAGCTTCTTTATTACCTCGTCAAATTTGAATCGGTTTGCCATTATGCTATGCCTTTTGTTTGCGCCCACAATTCAATCAATAGCGGTGTGCTTTGCAGCCTATCTCCCAATTCAATATTAACCTCATCAAACTGCAACTTCTCATCGGGCAACAAATCGCGCCCCATCTTCTTTTGCGCCCACCCTGCGAACTGTTCAAAAAACCGCGGTTGTAAGTGAATCGCCTTTATAGGTATTCCCTTTTGGCGGTGGGTGAATATTGTTACAGCGCACATATCAACAGACTTTACGCCTTGTGTTGTGTATTCTTTCCAGTTTAGCATGGGTTAATCGTTATTTATGGGTAAATTAAAATTTCTTTTTGCCAATCCTTTTGTTTCATTCGCTACATCAAAATAGCCGCTACCTTTGCCAAATATCATGCCCGTTTTACCTACATTGTTTCTAAATGGTTCATCTATATTTTCATCGGCATACTTTAAACCTTCCTTATGTTCCTTAGTCATAGTCCGCGGATTCTCAACCTGCCGCCATAAGCACCTGCAATTATTGTGATTCTGCGGGCTGACTATGCTCACTTGCGGATCGTCAACTGATAACGTTAAACCATTCAGCCCAGCACATATATCGCTCGTGTTATCGTCCATTACCGCGTCATATTCCAAGTATGGCAAATCCTCTTTATCATTCTCAATCTGCATCCAAATTGAAGCGTTATAAGCCTGAGAGGTTACGTTATTCATTTCCGTTTGCTCATACGCGCCACTATACACGCCAAAGCGTTCACGGCTTGCCGTAAGGTAATCATCTGAATTATCATGCTCATCGGCCAATGCTATAAATTCACTCGTCATCGTGGCTAACTTCGCCGCGCTGAACCGGTCTATGTTTTCAGTCATTTGCAGTAGCAGGTCATACTCCTTACTACCCTCTTCAAAATCATCCAACCCGCCGAAACGCTTAAATAGTTCATCCTTGTATTGGCTACGGATTGCATCATATAAATCCTCCGGTAATGATTCCAAATCAATATCACCGTTCCAAATATCAACCAAGTAAGATTCTATTTCAGCTTCACTATACTCCATTACTTCAGCTTCTTTTCAATCTTGTTTTTGATACGTGCGCTGTTAGTTACAAATGGCTGCGGGTCTGGAGCCGGTGGTGCTTCGGTAGTTACAATGCCAGTCCTTTCTTCAAAGTATTTGGCATCCATAACTAAGCCCGCCTGTTTCATCTGATATGCTACCTGTGCTGTAATGAGATTATTAGCATCTTCACGCTGACGAACCTCTAACAGTTCATGGTTATTGCTGAAACAGAATTTATATGTTGTGTCAATCGCAAATCCTAACTTAATCAGCTTAGGTATCAATATTGAGCTTACAACATCTTCAATGAACGCACCATCGGACGCCTGTTTATCTTCCAACGCCTGGCCCGCTGGCGATTCTTCGCCATTGGTTGAACCTAATTTACCAGGTGTGCTATCAAGTGCATCGGCGTGACCTAAGATTAATTTACTTATTTTTCCTTCTACGCGCTTTTCAAGGTCAGGATATATTTTGAATCCCTGACCATTGCCCTTAGTTTCAAGTAACTCAACCTCGTCCATTACATCTTTCAGAATGTAACCGGCACTACCCATGTTAGCCAATGCCAATTCAAACTCCCTACGCTCATCTTCTTCGGTCTTGGTAGTGGTGCCTATGCGTTGCGGCATCCCATACATTTCGGCTGCGTCCGTATTGAATCCCAAAACATTGCGGGCAATTATCTCGTATTGGGCCACGTTGTAAAGTAATCCATAACCCACCAGCGATACGCCTACATCGGTCTTTGTCGGTATCCAAACATGATAATCTTTGTAAGGGTCTTCCATAAACTGCGCACCCGATAATGAGTAAACATAGGACGCAACATTTAACCGGTCAGGACTAACGTTGAATCTCCTGATTATCGTAATATCGGGGAACTCGTCATTAACCACATCGCCCAATGCGATTAGTGTATATCCAAAGAACCGCGCCTCCAATGCGTATTCGATAAAATCAGCAAACCATTTTTTGTTAAACAGTTTCTTCAAATCCTCATTCTCTACTTCCGTTTCGTTCTTAAAGCACCAATCACGCAGCAATGTTAAATCCTTTCTTCTGTTGATACATGCCAGCGTATGACCGCTAAGGATCGTATCAATATACATTCGCTGCATCTTCACCCGGTGCGGATACCATGCCTGTTCCGCTTCCGTTACCGCATCGCGCCAGCTTTGTATGTCTTGACGGATACGCTGCAACTGAACGGGGGTAATATACCCCCGCAGGTTCTTTTTGATGTCCTTAACTCCGCGCCACTCAGCACCAACCTCACTAAGCGGATTGCCTGGTGTTGGGAATACGTAATTACGGACACGCTGAAATATGTTTTTTTCTGCCATTTTAGTAAGTGTTTATGCCTAAAACCTTGCCGCCGAATCTGATACGCCTACCTTTTGCCGGTTGAATCAATGGCAGATTAGGTGTAATTTCGCCCCTTGCACATGCCTGTAACCAACCCAATGCCGAATAAACGGGGAATATTGGGCCCGTTTCGCCCATCTTAACCATGTCGGGCATACCCATATAAGCATCAATCCTTATTTGCGGGATATTGCGCGGGGCGATTCGGCGCATTAAGTGATACAGGGTAATATCTACCAACTTCTGCACTAATTGTTGATCGCGGGTGTCTATCTGAATCCATGCGCTGTCAGTTGGCAATGTGCCGGGTGTTATTACGTATGAAGTGGGCGTTCCCCAATATTGTAGGCCACTTTGAATATCATCGGGGAATATATTTGGATAAGGCAGGTTCTGCGTCATGTTGTATTGCAGTGCCGTCTGATGGTCAAGTATTGCCGTAGCTATTCGGCATGTGTAAATGTTGTTCTTATACCAAACAGCATCGCCTATCTTATAGCTGCTATATAAATCAAATTGCCCATAGGGATATTGAGCCGAAAAGATGGTATATTGAAAGCCTAAATTTGTCCAGTGTGCGCTTGTAAACGTTGCGTCAGTGTTGTCTGTAATGCAGATATATACCGAGTTGTTATACAATGTCGTGGTGCCGACCGTGTAATGTGTTGCCGATACCCATGCCGGGGCATCTAAATAAACCCTATCGCCCGCAACGTAAGTGTGATTTGACTTCCATACCCGCGTATCTGTGAACTCAGCCGCCACATCATATTTTTGTTGTAGGTGGCTTATCGCCTCGGCCTGTGCTGCCAGTTCTGTGCCGTTCTGTATTGTCACATCATTGTCAAGTATCTGCTGGAGATTCGCGTCCTGAATAAGACGATAATAATCGGTTTTGATGAGATATGCCATTACGCTTTATTTAGTGTGGCTTTTAAAAAAAATACTTCATACCACGGCTTATATTTATCAATCCGAATTTGACCGGTTTCAACTGAGTATCTATTTACATCGTCTTCGGTGGCTGAAATCCCAAACAATTCAAGGGCGGTCAATATCTTATCCTTTACAAATTGCTCATTCAATCCGCAATGTGGGTGTTCATTTCGGCTGAACTCATTATAAATCATTTCGGGTAATGCCATACGCGCGAAGTTAATAAGAATTTTTCGAAACTAATCTTTTGCCGGTTATTATCTTACTTGTGGCATCACCTGCTTGGTATTTGCTGAACTCGGAACCGAAAGCGGATACCATGACATAATCGAACAAATCCGAAAAGTGCCCGACCTTCTGATACCTAACTTTTGTTTTCGGGTCGGTTTCCATTTCTTTCAACTTGGTGCCGTCTGCCGCCTCCTTTAACAATATCAGATCATTGATTGACTTTTTACAGTTAGCCCCGATTACAACCTTCATGCCGTGTAATTCCTTTTCGAGAACGGTGTTTATCCAGTTGCCCCGCATAACAACGGACGGATTGGAATTAAGGACGCGCGAAGTAGGCCGGTATTGTTTAAGGTAATCGAGAATGAGCCGGAAAAAATTATATCCTTTCTCCAGTTTCGTATCTTCTTTATTTGCCGTAGCATCGCCGTATATGAACAAACCTGCCTGATGATTCGGATAACGGCGTATAAACTCACCGCATACAGCCTTAACCGTATTCATTGGGGTTACTCCAGCTATCTCGTCAATCATGGTGATTGTTTTGCCCTGAATCTGAAATATACCGGCGGGCAAATAAGGGTTAACGTTATCATCCCATGATAGGTGCAACGGTAAATCGGGATTGTATTTAACATCTGCTACGTGCTTATCCAGTTCAAAGCATTTATAGAACTCGCCGCCGACTTTTAATTGAAGATTCCAATTGCCTTCAACAAACACTTCATACCGGTATCGGGGCATGTTTTCAAGGTTGGCTAAATATTCGGGTGTTAAGTGCGGGTTATCGGTTACTTTACTACTGATGTATAGCCATGATTCGGGCAATGTGCCGTTTTCGTGCCGATCATAAATTCTATCTTTCACCCAATTATTTGACGGATTGCATGTGGCTAATATAATTGGCGCCGGTCTTGGTTCACACTCCCACCGGCCCACCCGCGAAAACATAATGTCCAATGATTGTTCCCGACATTCGTTTATTTCCTCAAACAATGCCCCGTTTACCTCCAAACCACGCATCCATTGACCTTCCTTATCGCTATCATAGTTTTCGCCCTTAAACAGAATAACAGAGCCGTTGGTGTGCGTGTATTCATACGGATTCTCTCGTAGCTTTCCTGGCGGATTCAGTTTCTTAAATGACGGTATTGTGGTGGTTCGTATCTTCTCCAAATCTTCACGCACAACTACCCAACGGGATTTAGGGAATATCTGACACATGATTAACAGTGCTGACAATCCCCAGAATGTTTTACCGCCACCCATCGCGCCGCCAAACAGAATGAATGAATACTTCTCAGAAGCAATGGCATCCATCGCCTCAGATTGTTTCGGGCTTAATTCTATGCGGTTAATTTCGGTCAAATTATTGGATTGTAATGTCCTTGCCTCCCCAGCCTATTACAGTGGTTACGGTTTTAATCTCTTTGCCGGCGGAGGTGATGTCTACTTTATCTCCAAAACGTTTAGGACTTCTTTTAGATGCCTTCCACCTGTAATGCTGTGCAAGTTCTCGCGCCCGTTGTATTTCAGTTGGTAGGCTTTCGGCTTCAATCAATACGGCTTCGGCCTTATCACTGAATGAATCGGCTGAATAATCTAAAGCCTCCCTCACGCGCGCGGAATGTTCGCTTTTAGATGTAAAATCGTGCAAAGTTGATAATGGAACTTGTAGAATATCAGCCATTTGTCTAAAAGACTTACCGGCTATAATCATTTCGATTACCTCATCTAATTTGCCGTTTAATTGGCTTGCCATATCTGCAAAGTTAATGAATTTAGTTTGTTGCAATAGAAAGAACAAAGAGAAAGTATAAGGAGCTACGAGAGTAATTTATAAAGACAAAGAAGAAAGAAACTTCCCTAAACAATCTTCTCTGTCGGCTACTCCATTTATGGGAATAACCTTTTTGCATGGTCCAACGGGAGTAATCTTTCACCCGAAGTTTGCCGCTTATTATGCCTTGGCAGTAGCAATGAGAATTTATCCCATTAACTACTGCCTTCAACATAAGACCTCCTTAGCACCGGGACAGATTGCTCTGCTGTTGGAGTTGAACCAACCACAAGGTATTTACCAGAATCTCGGTCATCGAGCAGGCTTGAACTGCATCCGTGGATTGTCATGGTATCGAACCACAATCTACCGATTTTCAGTCGGGCGCATAGACCATCTTTGCTAACAATCCTCATAATAAAAAAATCCTCTCCCCCTTTCGGCGGGCCGGCCTACTAAGGTGAAAGGGTCTTGAATGTCTTTAATCAGCCGGCCCGCTGCTATTGATTGCAAATTTACACTACTTCCCCCGAATTACCAAACCCAATTTAATCGCCCGTTGTTCAATCTGCGCTAATTGTTCTGGTTCGCCAAAGAAGATGACACCAGGATTGAGATACATATCGCTGAACATTTTATCAGATAGATTAATAGTGTTGGCCGCGTTGTATCGGGCAGAATCTTTGTGAGGTTTCATAGTTATAATTTAGGGGAGCGAAGATATGAAAATAATTGTTCCGCAAATGTTTGATTTAATCAAATGTTTTTTAATTTTGCAATCTAAACTTATAACAACAATGAAAAAAAAGGATAAAAGAGGCGGTAAGCGTATCGGATCGGGCCGGAAGCAAACGGACGATAAGAAGCAACAGGTAACGGTTTATGTAGCTGGAAGTAAAATTGCCATGATTGGAGGTGTAATACATGC